TGGTAGAGCAAAAGTAACTAATGCAACATCAAGTTCAACACAAACTGTAACTACGGATGGAAAAGGACTTGTCTTCTCCATGGTTTTCGGGTATTAATATCAAAGGAGAATAAAAAATGGCAACACCAAATCTTGTAAATATAGCAACGATCACACCTAAAAATGCTATGGGCACTTTAGGGGATACTAACAGAACTACTATGATCGATGTTCCTGCAGAAACTGCAGTAAGAATAGACACAATATTATTAGCAAACATTGACGGAACTAATGCTGCAGACGTAACAGTAGAAATTAGTAATGACAATGGTTCAACTTATTATAAAATCGCAAGTACAATTTCTGTACCTGCAGATTCAACATTAGATTTAATTAGCAGACCTATCTATTTAGATGAAACAGATCTTATAGCTGTAACAGCTGGCGCTGCCAGTGACATAGCTTTTCATGTTTCTTATGTAGAAATGGTAGACTAATAGGAGGATAATTTAAATGCCAAAAATAATTAAGCCAGTAGCAAAAGGAGATTTTACAGCAGCAACAATTTCTGTTGATTCTCAAGGAAGAGTTGTAACTGCTGCAAGTGGATCAGCAGGAAGTGCTGGGATGACTCCTACACTTATGGCAACCGGTCCTGCTTCAGGAACTTTTACTGCAGCTGGCAACAGTAATAAACTTGTTATTTATGCAGCTTCGGGTGCTGGAGGAACAGGCGGTAAAGCTCCAACTAGAATTTCAGGAAAAGGTGGTAGTGGTGTTTTTGCTGTTTACGTTCACCCTATATCTGCACCTTTTTCACAACCTTACGCTGTAGGTGCTAGAGGAAATAGAGGATCTAATCATCCTGGTGCTGGAGCAAATCCTGGACCAGCTGGTGGTACTACTTCATTAGCGAATGTATTTAATTTAACTGGCGGTAATGGTGGAAATGCATCTACCAATAATGCATATGGAAATCCTGGAAATGTTGGAGCAGTTTCTAACTCTCCTGCACCAGCAACTTTTTCTTCAGCTACTAATACACTTGCGGATAACACAAGATACGTCGTACCAATGATAAGTGGTATGGGTTTTTCAGATATGTCTAATGGTCCTCAACCTGGTTTCATGCAACTAACTTATTCTGATGGTGTTAGAGGTGATTTAGTAATTTATGAGAATGGAGAATAGAAAATGGCTAGACATGGAATTTTTAACGAATTAGGTAGTCTTTTATATTTAGCAGAATCAGATGCTGAAAAAAATAGTCTTTCTAATAGAGCATGGCCCGCTTATCCAACAGCAGAAATTTCAGATCAATTATTTGAGGATGTTGCACACCTTCAAAAAAGAATAACATTAGAAGATGGGTCAGTAGTTGAAACTGCAACTAATTATTCTTTTGCTACTCTTACTGCAGAGGAACAATCTGCAGAAATTACACAAAAAGTAGCAGATCAATCAGAATCTATAGAACTTTTTATAGCTTCAAATCCTGATAATGAAGAGTTGTCAATTTGGCAAGATTATCTTTCTAAACTAGAAGCTATAGATGTAGATACTTTAGATTTACCTATATCCAATAATTCTTTTCAACAATGGTTTAATCAACAACCAGGATATCCTCAAAAAAAGTTTTTGCAATTACCTTAATTATTTGATCTAAATCAAATAATATATATATCAAAAAAAGTTTTTGCAATTACCTTAATTATTTGTTAAAATAATTTAAATGTTTTCAAGAAAGAAAAAAATAAAATTTCAATGTCATTCAGATCTTTTAGATGTTAAAGAAATAGAACCTAAACTTTCCAGACATTGTTTACCTGATTGGTATAAAAAAATTCCAAAAAATAACCATGTAAAAGGTTTAAATATAAAAAGCTGCATGCCTTTTATGGATAGTATGACAGCAGGTTATATATTACCTCTACCACAAGATTTTTATTTAGAATATAATATTTATAATGAAGAATTTAAAAAAAAAGATAGTGCTTTTAGATTTTGTTTAGATGGTCAAATTAATATCAATAAAATTGAAGACTATAATTTAAATAGCTCAGTTCCACAAACACACCCCACCTTTCAACTTGGAGGAGATAACTCATACGTTTCTAAAAAAAACGGAAGTCAACCTTTTTTAAAAATTTTAAACCCTTGGAAAATAGTAACACCTCCAGGGTATTCTTGTTTATTTACTTCTCCTTATTATAATGAAAATGATTATTGGAATATAATAACTGCAATTGTAGATACTGATAAATTTGAAGGGATGGTAAATTTTCCAATATTAATTAATCATGATAAATATCCAGAGTTTAAAAAAGAATTTAAACAAGGGATGCCTTATGTACAAGTTATTCCTTTTAAAAGAGATTCATGGTATTTTGAAAAAGAAATTATAAAACCAAATTTTTCTAAAATATTTAGTTATTTTTCACAATTTCAAGATAGATATAAAAAACAAAATTGGGTTAAAAAAATATGGAAATAAAAAATCTTATTCATATCGAAGATGAAATTATGCCTTATTCAATGTTGTCTTCTTTTATAAAATGGATTGCAAAAAATCCCGATATGTTTAAACAAGGACAAGTTACAAATGGTATTGATCAAAAAATAGATACTGAAGTTAGAAAAGTATCTAATGCTTATTTAGATTCAGGAATGCTTTCACAAACTGGAGTACATTGGTTTAATTTTTTATCTAGAACAATATTTAATATAATAGGTAATTATAGACAAAAATTAAATATACCTTCTGTTGAAATTAATGGTCTAACAGAAGTTACTATTTTAAAATATGAAAATTCTGATTTTTATAAACCCCATACTGATACTGCATCAAGAAGTCCCAGAACTTTATCTATAGTTTTGTTTTTAAATAATGACTATGAAGGTGGTGAATTAGTATTTAAATCTTTAGATTATCAAAAAGACATACTTACAGTTGATGTAAAGCCAAACAGAGCAGTTATTTTTCCAAGTAATTTTATGTTTCCTCATACAGTAAAACCTGTAACTAAAGGAACAAGATATGCGGTGGTATCATGGGCTCTTTAGAAAAAAATAAATACAAAGTTATTAAAAACTTTTTATCAAAAGAAGAAATTGAATTAGCTAAAAAATATATACTTATAAGGCATCGACAAAACAGTACAAAGTTTGATCTCCATCAAAATAATAATGGAGATACTATGTTTTACCAAGACCCTTTTACTGAAGCATTACTTTATAACAAATTAAAGTTAATGGAAAATAAAACTAAATTAAAATTATTTCCTACTTATTCTTTTTCAAGGGTGTATACTTATAACTCTGAACTTACTCCTCATAAAGATAGACCTTCTTGTGAAATTTCAGTAACAGTAATGTTTGGTAGTGATGGCACAAAATGGCCTATATATATGAAAGATAACCCTATTGAATTATCACCAGGTGATGCTTGTATATATTTGGGTTGTGAAATAGAACACTCTCGTAAGCATTTTACTGGAGATTGGCATGCACAAGCTTTTTTGCATTATGTAGATCAAAATGGACCCAACACAAAATATAAATTTGATGGTAAACGACCCAGTTTAAACCCTACATTGCAAAGTTGATTTTAAATAAATTAAATGGTAAGATTAGAAAATGCGTTATATTTTTAAGGAAAAAGAGCTAGACATAGAGTTGTCTTGGAGAGAACGTTTTAGACTCTTTATTAAAGGTTATATTCGTATGAATCGGTTTGATAGCTATAAACATTCTGCTGTTTTAATTAAACTTGCTACAGAGGCAATTGAACAATACGGTGATGCTAAAGAACATGGTGACGTTAATAAAAATGAGTAGGTTAAAGTATGTTACAAAAAATTGGATTTCAACCAGGCATCAACAAACAAATATCGGAAACTACTGCTGAAGGACAATGGGTAGATTGCGATAATGTTAGATTTAGATATGGCACACCTGAAAAAATAGGTGGATGGAAACAGTTAGGAACAGATGATCTAACTGGAGCAGCCAGAGGACTACATCATTTTGTAAACAGCTTAGGTAGAAAGTACGCAATCATAGGTACAAACAGTATTTTATATGCATATTCAGGTGGAGTATTCTACGACATACACCCCATAGATACTACAACTACTCTTAGTAATGCTTTCAGCACAACTAATGGATCTCCCACTGTTACTATAACTTTTCCTTCTGCACATAATATGACAGATAATGATATTATTCTTTTAGATAATTTTACAACAATAACTAATTCTAATTTTAGTGCATCAGATTTTGACGATAAAAAATTTATGGTAACATCGGTGCCTTCTACAACAACTATAACAATTACAATGCCATCAAATGAAACAGGTAGTGGTGCAACTACATCTGGAGGTATTAGAGTTCAACATTACTATACAGTAGGTCCATCTGTTCAAGGAAAAGGTTTTGGTTGGGGTTTAGGTTCTTGGAGTGGTCCTGCTGCAGGAGCAGTAACAACCACTTTAAATGGAGCAATCGATGCTGCAGTAACCAGCATTACATTAACAGACGCTTCACAGTTTCCAGACAGTGGAACTAATTTTATTATAATAGGTTCAGAAGAAATTTCATACACAGGAGTTAGTAGTAATACTTTAACAGGGTGTACTAGAGGTGTAGCAGGAACAACAGCAGCATCTCACAGTGATGGAGATACAGTGACAAATTCAACTGACTATGTTGCGTGGGGAGAAGCAGCATCAGGAGATTTAATTGTTGAACCGGGTATGTGGTCATTAGATAACTTTGGAGATAAAGCTATTTGTTTAATTCACAATAACGCTTGTTTTGAATGGGACTCTTCTTTATCAAATGCAACAGCAACTAGAGCTACGATTATATCTGGCGCACCAACATCTTCACGTCATATGTTAGTATCTACTCCTGATAGACACTTAGTATTTTTTGGAACAGAAACAACTATTGGTGATCCATTAACACAAGATGAAATGTTTATTAGATTCTCGGACCAAGAGGATATTACAGATTATACTCCAACAGCAACCAATACAGCTGGTACACAGAGATTGGCCGACGGATCACGGATCATGGGAGCTATTAGAGGTAGAGATGCAATTTATGTTTGGACCGATACTGCATTGTTTACTCAACGTTTTGTTGGTCAACCTTTTACTTTTGCCTTTGCACAAGTTGGGACCAACTGTGGACTTGTAGGACAGAATGCAGCTGTAGAAGTTGATGGTGCTGCGTACTGGATGTCAGAGAATGGTTTCTTTAGATTTGCTGGTAGATTAGAGTCTTTACCTTGTTTAGTAGAAGACTATGTTTATGATGATATAAATATAGAGTCAGGTAATCAAATGATATCTGCTGGATTAAATAATTTGTTTGGTGAAGTAATATGGTTTTACCCAACGTCTTCCTCAGCTGTTGTAAATAGAATGGTTTCATATAATTATTTTGATTCTTCTTCTCAAAGACCTGTGTGGGCAAACGGAACTTTATCTAGAACTATGTGGAAAGATTCAGCAGTTTTTGGTAGTCCACATGCAACAGAATACGATGCAGGCACTGATAGTTCTTTTGATGTAGTTGGAAACACAGAAGGTATGACAACTTATTATGAACACGAAATTGGAACTGATCAAAATAAAAATGGAGTAATTACTGCAGTTACTGCAAACATTTCGTCAGGAGATTTTGATATAACACAAGCAAGATCTGCTCAAGGAACTCAAACAGGTATTGCAACTTTTAAAGGAGATGGTGAATACATAATGAAAATAAGAAGATTTGTACCTGACTTCATATCACAAACAGGAACTACTAGAGTTACATTACAATTAAAAAACTATCCTAATGATTCACAAACTGGTTCACCACTTGGACCTTTTGATATAACAACCTCTACTACAAAAGTAGACACACGTGCAAGAGCAAGAGCAATTGCTATGAAAATAGAAAACACAGCAGCTAGTCAAAGTTGGAAACTAGGTACTTTTAGATTAGATACACAACCAGATGGTAGAAGATAATGGCAAAAATTGTACAAGTAATTACAAGACCTGAACGAGATTATAATATAGAAACAGCAGAGGCTCAAGTAAGAGATCTTGATGCAATTGTAGAAAAACTAAACTCAACGTTTCAAGCAGACTTAAAAGATGAGATTGATGCGTTTAACTTTTTTGTAAACTAATATGGCAAATCAATATAAATTTAT